TCAGGTAACGCTTCTCGAACTTCTCGGCGGCCTCCCAGAAGTCCCTGTGCTCCTTCTCGGCGATCCTGAGCTGTTGCAGCCAGAACCGTGAGGTGCGCGGCTTGGTTTGCGGGCGCTCGGCGTCTTTGATGTCTTCGCTCGGGTTCGTCTTATCGGCCATGATTAGCTATCCGCGTCGTAGGCCGCCTGCTGCACCTCGATGAGCGAGAAGCGAGCGGTCACAATGGTGTTGATCGTGTCGGATTGGGCGGTGAGCCAAAACACATCACCGGGCGAAAGCACAAACGGTTGCTCAGGATTCACGCTGATGGTGTTCTCAACTGCCGTATCGATGTTGGCGCGGAACACCTCGTATTTGCCGTTTGATGTCGGGTTGTAGACTTGGCCCCGAATGGTCACGGTCGGTGTAGTTCCCGGCGCGATCTTGTTGACGTTGATCCAGAGCCAATCAGCCAAAGCACTGGATTGAAGCTGCGTGTGGTAGATGCACTGCTGCGTCGTGCCAATACCCGCCGGGATTTGCGCCAACGTCGCGCCGCCGGTCGTTGCGGTGATCGTGATCGTTCCAACGTTTTCTTGCGCGCTACCAGCCAGAGCAACAGCGACACGGTTGATGCCGAGCCAGGTCGTCGTGGTCACGACGTTTGTCGTGCCATTCATGGTGACGGTTTCGGTCTGTATCTTGCGGTTAGCGTCAATCCCGGTGATCTGGATGAGCTGTGCGCCTGTGCCGGCGGGATCGCCATCATCGGCTGTATCCGATGAGACAATCGTCAGCGTGCTGGCGGTCGTCGGCGGCGTGTAGGCGCCCCCAAACGATGCAATCACCTCTTCACCCGTGTCTACATCAAGATTATAGCCGAACTTATTGAACGTCCGATGGCCCTGCCGAAGCCCAAGGGCTGCCTCGTAGTGATAATCTGTCGGGCGGACGGCTGTAGCGTCGTAGTCCTGGGCGAGCGTGCCATCAATCGGTGCGTTAAGCGGATGGCGGTGGCCATATGTGGTTTGCAACCGGAAGTATGTCTGATCCGTCCCGTTGTTCGTGTAAATCACGCGAAAATACTTGCGGGTATTCGTGAAGCGGTGCGGCGGGTTGATCGTGTTCTTCTGGTAGTAGCGCGTAAGCGTCGAGTCGATATTCGTGCCGTCTGGGCTGTATTGCACCGAGTATGTGCCATCCACGTCGGTCGATACTGACACCACGATGTCAGGCCATGCGCTGATATCTTCCCATTGACCCGTGTAGACAGCGTTGGCAGCGAGCGGCGTTGTGCTGCTGTTCGTGGTCGAAATGGTTGATATCTGACCGTGATAGAGCTGGCTCATTCCTCATACTCCAGCTCTTCCATCAGGTCGTTGAACGTGATGGGCTTTAGCATCTCCTTGAGTACGTCTTTAGCCGGCGGCTCGGGCTGCATGGCGCGCCAGGCCATGGCGAGATAGCGGAAGGCGTCAGCTGAGTGTGATGTCCAGTCGTGGAGCGGCTTGTCACGGAACACGCCCTTGTCCTCGACCTTCTCGGCGCGGTACTGGCGGAGCGCATCAAGGCCGTAGTCGCAGCGTTTGCGATCGAACCAGCAAGAGGGCAGCGTCTCGCGTGTCGCGTTGATGCCGTCTTCTACTTTATGATTAGGCACGAGGCGCGGAGAGAGCCCCAGGGCGCGGAGGGTTTCAACCCTGGTGCGCCCCGTGCCTAATTCTCTGACACGGGCGTCATGCGGCACCCAGTCGTCGCCGCGCTTGTAGCCTCGGCGCTCGATCACTTCCGCGTAGTGTGGGAGACCCTGACCATGCGCTTCGTAGTGGTCCAGGACACGTATTTCTTTGCCGATAACCTGGAAGAACCAGATCGCCGTACTGTCGCCAATCCCCAAATCCCACACGGTATGTACGGGGAGATCAGGATCGGGCCGAATATCAACGATTCTATTCGCCTCTCCCAGAGCGGCAAGCTGCGGCGCATAGTAGGCGCCTTCGAAGATTTCACGGAATCCACCTTCCCAGATGTGATCATAGGCTTCGGGGCGATCTCTGAGGTCGCGCTGCCGGGTGCGTTCGAGGATGTCGGGAAACCATGGATTGTCCCGCCAGTTAATCTCGGCGATTTTGACGAGCGGGTCGGGGCGGGATTCACGGAAGCGCAGGTGGGTTGACGATCGTTTGGACTCGGGGTTCCACGTCACCCACAGCTCGGAGTCTTCCTCACGCAGCGTGGGGATGAGTTTGGTCCATGCCTCATCGGTGACGGGCTCGGCCTCGTCCACCCAGCACAGAAGGATGCGGGATTTTGACTTGATGCTGTCTATGCTGCGATCCAAGCCAGTGAAGCTGTAGTGAATGCGTCCTGACTTGGTGCGAATGTATCGTTCGCCAATATCGAAGAAGGCTTCGAGCCACGCGTGTTCGCGGATGGCGGCCTTGATCTCTTCTAGGGATGAGTCTTCTAGGGAGTTCTGGAACTGGCGGCCGCAGAGGATCATGCCTTGCCGCCCGGCGCTATCCCATTTGAGGGCTCTGATGGCTGTCAGGAGGGCAAAGGTGCGTGTCTTGCCGCTACCACGTCCGCCGTAGGCACCGCGCACGTCTGCTGTCCCATCGAAGACGGGCAGGAGCTTGGGCGGAATCTCAATTTCTATCCTTGCCACCTGCGACGAGCCTGATCTCTGTGATCATTTCCAGCGGGTTGTCTGGGTTGCCCGTGTGTTCGACGCTGGACAGGTCGGGCAGACATTTTTTGAGCAGTGCGAGGGCTGCTTGCACCTGTGTGGCGCTCATCTCTCTTTCACCCTCGATGTGCTTAAGCAAGTAACTGAGTATGTTAGAGTTTCTGATTTTATCTCTGTGCTCTTCCGTCAGCACAACGCCCTTTTTGCGGCCGCGTCCTCTTTTAGCGGCTGTCATGGTGTTCTCCTGTTACTTTGTCAGCCAATACGCGCCCGCAAGATAGGCGAGTTCGACGTGTCCCGGTGGGCGGACCGGTAGTGACACGCCGAACATCGCCAGCACTACGACTGCGATCGCTGCCAGTAGAGTGACGAGCACGCCAAGCCGTAGATATTTGACTGCAAGCTGAAGGAATTTGTCGATTGTCATGGAGTATTCCCCCGCCCGATACTCCGCACCAATGATCTGTGTGTCTGATTTGTCAGTCTGTGTCAATGTTCATTCTGTTGCCTTTTTGAGACAACGGTCGGGGCTTTTTGTGTCTAATGCCAAGGGCTTCTTCGAGTTGCATGGCGTACTGTTTCAAGTCTTGGTGGTCGATGACCAGTTCCATGTATCTCTCGTCGAATTCTTCTCGCTTATCGTCATATCGGCGTTGCAGTCGTTGAATTTCGTTCTGCGCTCCCCTGATTGCGACGTCCCTGGCACCTAGATCGCGTTCCAATTCTCTGACTTTGGCTTTGAGCTTGGTGATCTCTTTGTGGGGGTCTGGTGGTGGCGGGACTGGCCGTGGAGGTCGTTGTGTCTTGGCGTTTGGCGTGTGCCGTGCGTTGGCTCTACGTTTGAGGTGCTTGGCAATTGTTGGTATGTCGGCCTCTTGGCGCGATATCCATAGCTCAATGGGGCTGAGTTTTCCTTCGTTTTCGTCTCGTTCCGCCCTGAAACACATGCCCCGTGCGCGTTCAACGGACACTTTGAGACATTCGCCGACCTTCCTGTAGCTGTACCCGTGCTCTCTTCTAATTCTCAGTGCGGCGTGCCTACGATGCCAGTGGCGTTCTCGTTCTGCTATGTGCGCTGGGACCAGGCCATGTTCCTCGATTTCCATCTCCTACCTCGCGAAGTGTTGCAGTTGCTCCTTGAGTTGGTCGATTTGCCGGTTTGCTTCCTTAAGGGCCAACGACTGCTCTGTTGCTTTGTCTGGGTCTATGAGGTGTCCTGTTGCTTCGAGAGCTTCCAGGATCATCCTGAGGCGGTTTACGGCCTCTTTGGGCGGGCCGCCGATGTCGTTCTTGAGGACTTCAAGAAACATCGGCAGCATGTCGTCGGCGAGGCTCATTGCATTGTCTCGTCAACGTCGCGGCGAATGGCGCCGCTCTTTTGAACCCATTCATCCATTGATGCCTCAGCCTCTTCTCTCGTATTGTATGGGCCGTCTACGCTCATCTCCTGGGCGGTTTCGTTCTCGTACACGACGAAATATTCGCCGGTCTTGGGGTCGTGTCCGATCCACGCGAAGCACTTGTGGTATTCGGACAGGTCGATAACGTCACCCATTGGTCTTCTCCGGGTATTTGCTGGCGATGTAGTCTCTGGCGATCTGGTCAATGGTCATGTCCACGGTCGTCCAGGATAGGCCGCCGATGTATTCCTTGGTCATTGATCCTATGACGGCGGCGATCTTGACGCCTTCTGTGGAGTTGTGGGTGACGCGAACGATGTGGGTTGGCACCACGGTTGCGAGCTTCTGCTCTGCCCGTTGGGCAAGTGATCGGGTTGAGAGTTTCATTCCCCGTACTCCTCGACCAAATCCTCATAGGCAATTTTCATGCAATTGATGCGAAAATCCACGCCCTCGCTTTCGTCTTCGACCCCTCCTTTGACAAAGCCTTCCATCATCAGGGCAATGATCATGTTCTGCTCAAACAATGTATAAGAATCAAGCAAGCTCATGAACGCGGTTGCAGCAACGGTGCATTTGTCACGCATCACCTGAGAGCTTACCGCCTCTGCGGATTCTTCGTCATTTGGGTGCCAGCTTTCGCGTGCTCGCACCAGTTGTTCGTACTTGTTCATTTGCTCATCCTCTTGCCCATCTTGAGGTAGCCATCGCGGCGATTGATGTAATGTGTGAGGGCTGTGTTTACTATTTCCGTCATGCTGGTGTCGTCTATAGCCGCGTAATGCCGGACTTTTTTGCGCTGATCCTCACTCAACCGAATGGTAACACGGGTTTCTGTACCTTCGTATTTGCGGGGCCGTCCAAGCTTTGCATTTGCCATGTTTGTTGCTCCTTTGCCACTGTCTGACGATTCTTGAGTTTTAGACGCAAAAAATGTCGAAAGCAAGACTTTATTTGCTTGCATTACGTCCGACGAAT